AGTCATACTGTTTTGCACGGCTTTCCCAAATCCCATACCGATGACATCATCAAAAACTTGATGAATTAAATCACCTGTAGGGATCATCACTAGTTCATTCTTAAGGTTTGTACAAAGTAATTCTCTTAAAGAATCATATGTACAGTATCCAAAAGAATAATCTAATGATTTATGGAAAGTATAAACTTTCATCCTGAACTTTGAATTATCAAATTTCTTCGATAATTTAAAGCTTAGGCCCTTATAAAGTTTAGAAACTATTTGAGTTAAGTTCAATGAAGAACTAAGGTAATTCTTTTTGACTTTATAAAAATCATAAAGAGTAACCATAACAATGAATGGGTTATTAATATTATTAACAATTCCAGACATTGGTACTCCGGTTATTTCTTTTCCTTTACAAATCCATCTTTTTGCAAATTCATATGTATCTTCAGATACATGTGTTTTTGAATCAGATAGATCCACACCCAAATAATTCATTCATTGCTTATACTTTTGAGCGACTTCATCATTTTTTATCACGATGTCGTCACCTAATAAGATATAATCTTTGAATTTCTTATGACCACATAGATGTGCACATCAGTGTACAACTAGGTGGTGGGTTATTGTGAAGGCAGCTCAGGAAGAATATGCTCCCATAGGTTGACCTGTTGCATATCTTATCAGGTCCCCTTTTGGGGTCATGAACTCCCTGCCAGACAGTATATGATTTCATCCATCTGAGAGTTCTTTATTAAATATTGAACAAAGAAGTCTCCTTTGGAGTGAAATCGGAAATCTGTCAGTAGCTGATGAAAGATCAAGTGATCAAAATTTATTTTGATCGTTAGCCCATTTATTAAATGGGTCCTGAGTGTATGTTCTATCCTGTGGAAAATTACTTAATTTCTTCATAATTTTTACATGGATAGGTTTAAGGAATAATTGCGTGTAGTAATCTACTATAGCAACTATTCTTAACTTACATTCAGGATCATAAATAAATGACAGTTTTCCAAGGATATTGAATTTTCAATCCTTTTCTCATTGGAATCTGTAGCTATCGTCAAAATACTTGATACCAGATTCAGATGTAA